CTAAAGCTGAATGTTGGATGCAATTAGATAAAATAGCTTCTAATGTTAGGAATGCTCTAAATGCTAAAGGTGTTTATGTAGCATACTTTCATAATGGTGGTAAATTTTGCAATGGTATTAACATGGATAAATTTACTGTTATTGCAGAAGATTATGATATTAGTATAACAAATCCTTATAAGGTTCGTTATAATAATGTTCTTACATCTATAATGCCTTATACGATTCTACGTTTATATAGAGATAGCCAGTATGTATTTCGTATAAGCAATCTTACTAAATATCATTCTAGTATGTACGTTGGTGATCTTAAATCAAGAGATTGTAATACTGCTGTTAGTATTCTCATTAGAGATCTTAAAACTGATATGCCTATTGGATTTTTAAGTGCTGAATTTGAAGAAGACTTCGAACCTAGTACTGATATAATGCAAATATTTTGGAAAAATCACAATCGTATTTCTCGCAATATGACTATGGTTATAGATGCGACAGAAGACACTCATAAAAACTAATATACCATGACAGTTATTTACGCAAGAACTAGTTTACCTCCTAGGTGTGGTAGGGGTTCAAAAAATCTAAAGAACGTTATCCGAGTTACTAATAAATATGTTAATTGTGGTCCTTGGCATGGAGTTGTTCTCGTTAAGAATCGTCCTATTATAAAAGGTTCTAGACCAGATACTCCAATACTTGAACTTTCAACTAATCATATGAAATTCATCCCTCGTGGTGAAACTAAAGAGTTAGGTATTTCAACTAATAAAACTTGGCGAATTGTTTAATGTATTATTATGGCAACACTTAATCAACTAGGAAGTAAAATTTCTAATATATTAGGTAAGCCGGGTGATCATAGCATTCAAGAAAGAGCAAAGAGTGCAAGTAAGTCGCTTTTTGCTACTTTTATTCGTCAAAGTATTGAACGTAATGGTGTAGATGAGGTTCTTAAAGTTAGCTTTAATGTTCCTTTAATCTGTATTCCGCTTACTGATTTAGAAAATACCTATGCTGGAATTGGTGCTAAAGATATGATTCTTACTACTGAGCATCGAGTTCCAACGCCTTTACGTATGCCTAATGATGCACCGTTTCTTCATGTATATACACAACATGATGATGGTAGTTTTATTACATATAAATACGCTAGTAATAGCATAGTTCCTCTCTTGACCACAGTCTATTCCCCTACTGGGGTTTGGGGGGTTTATCAAGTCGTTAATGGTAAACTTAAAATTATCATCAAAAATACTCTCAAAAACTTTGAGATTGATGCTAAAAATTATAAGTTTGTAACGATTGTGTTTGTAGCTGAAAATCCTGAAGATGTTATTACTATGTATATGGAAGATGATGGTCAAGATATTGAACTTCCACTTCCAGCAGATATGATAGAAAGAATAACATATGAGGTTCTAAGAACTGAATTTGGTATTAAGCCTACAGAACATGAAGTTAAGATTATTAGTGATAGTACTTATGCTCCTAATGATCCTAATGGAACTCAACGTTTAATCCATAATAAAGTAGAATAAACTATATGGAATCTATACACTATTACCACGACTATCAAGAGTATTGCTATAATACTATTGAGAAACTTAGTAAAGATTTGCATAATACTTATGTTAGACGTAATAATCTAGCTAATATTTGTTATGCTAATCTGAATCTACTTGAATCTAACAAGATAACTAAAGAGTTGCTTGATAATATGATTCTAGGTAAGAAAGTAAAAGGAGTTAAACTTCTGAGAAAGTTTGATTGGAGTAACGAAGCTAAAGCAGTATCTCTTCGTATTACTTATAATCGATTCGCTTATCTTTGTACAGTTCGTATTCCTAAATTACTTGCTATTATTAGATATTATGATTGGATGTGTCGTATTCCTCATAGTATTTTTAATCAGATTCAACGAAGTCTTAATAAGAGTCTTATAGAAACTCTGATACGTGGTGGTAGTGTTTCACTTGGTACATATCTTGGTACTTATCAAGTACAACGTGCTGTTGCTAGAGAATCTGTTGATTGGGCTGCATCTTTTCGTCTTAGAGATGAAATGATTGCTGCTGGTATTGAAGTTCAGAGCTTTCTTAATCCTTATGGTAAGAATTGGAAAGTTAAATCTGATAATCCTTATTATTGGTTCTGTAAATGGATTCGTCATAGACTGGGTGTAGATGTTGTACCTAATCAAATATTTTATAAATATCATCCTACTCATTGTCATATTAATATTAATACTGATAGTAAGATTACTAAATATAAGACAATAGAGGAAGTTATTAAAGCTGATAATCTTGCATTTGATGCTAAACTTAAATATATTCGACAGCATGATCCTACTATTATGGATAGGTATCCTCATGCTAAGAGTAAACGTGAACGTACTAAAAACAATGAAGTAGATGAATACATTAGACCAAAATTTGATTAGCTCTAGTGTTGTTATTCATAGGATTATTGAAGATTATGATGTTCATTCTATGGATTTCATTACTCGTATTCCTACTTGGATATGTGAAGCTCTTGCTGATTTAAATATTCAGCAACATTATATTAACATAGGAGAAACTATTGATTTTGATGATTATCGTTGTGAACTTCCTAAAGGTTGTAAAAATGTTCGTTTAGTTACTATTGGTGGAAAACGTGCTGATTTTACTACTAATCCTGCTCCATTTGAGCATGATAGTGGAAACTATATACCACTTGCCGTTTCGTTTCCGATAGGCTGGAATCTAACAGAGAACGTTGTTTTTGACTTCATACGAGCCACTAGAGAGAGTTTATACACTTACTCGATTAACGGATCATATTTGCATCTAAATGTCAGAAAAGGCACGTTAGGACTGTTATACCATGGGTTGCCAATGACACTAGACGAAATACTTAAAATCAATGTTCCTCTTATACCTAATAATGATGTTCTTATTGATGCTTTAAAGAACTTCGTTATGATGCGTATTCTTCAACGTAATTACCGCCATCCAGTTATGAATCTAAAAGAAAGTAATCCTTACACTAATCCGGCATTAGCATACGATAATGCTAAAATAAAAGTTCGAAATACTTGCAATAGGCTTACTAAAGATAAACGAGATGATTGCAGTAAATCTATGTTGAACTTCTTCTTAAACATGAAAAACCGTTATGTGAATTAATTATGAATATAAATGATGGTTTATATCTTAATGCTAATCCCGGTGCAGTCAGAAATGGTGTTAAGTCATTTGCATTAAATATAATGTATAATGATGATGGTAATACTCTGATTAACGAGAATGGTTTTGAGGTTTATAAAAAAGACTTAGACGTCTACGGAACTTTAGTTGGTAAAATTGAAGTTCCGTTAGGCGTCATTTTGTTTTTTAAAGGTACTCCTGATAAAATAGTTTATATATATCAAACAACTAAAGATAAAGATGATATTAAAACTATTGTATTTCAAGGTAACTTTAATTTTACTATAGATCATCCTATTAGTGGTACATTCACATATATTGATGAAACTAATTTATTTATAACATTTACTGAAGGTGTATCTAGTGATAATGAAACTCGTATTCTATATATTACTGAAGCTCAAAGTAAATATAAAGGATATATTGAAAATCCTATTATTGAAGATAATGTTACTACAATTACATTTAAAGAAGGTTTTGAATATATTCTTAATCTCATTCCTGATATAGTATTTCCCACATTAGATGTTAATATTATTGCTGGAGGTCTTAAAGCTGGAGGTTATCAATTCGCAACATCTATTAAATTACATGATGGAACATATAGTGATTATTCTCTATTATCTCCTGTATACTATGCTGCTCCTGATTATGGTGAGAACATTGCTATAGGTGATGTAACTAAAAAGGGATTTAGATTTAAATTTAGTAAAGCAGGTACTTACAAATTAGCTATAGTGTATAAAAGTCCTACTACAGAAGAATGTTATGAAACTTTTGAAATTAATATTCCATCTGTCAATAGTACTTTTGATTTTACTACTATATCCAAGATGAAATCTATTTCTATAGATGATATAATTATAAGTAATACCGCTTATACTAAAGATGAAGCTCAAACATCTTTTGATGGTTATCTTCTTAGAGGTAATGTTGTTACTCCTGAATATAAAGATATTACTGATTTCTTCACAAGTATTGATGGTGAACTTCTTCTTCAAAAAATTAAAATTGATTTTGTTAAGTTTGCTGAATTTAGTGGTGTAAAAGATTTTGTTAATACTTCTATTACTCCTCATAGTGGAAGTGGTAAAGTTGGAGATTTCTTTAAATCTAAAGATATATCTAATAGTGGTTCTTTTAAGGAAGATGAAGTTTATTATTTCTTTATTACTTTTATAGATCATAAAGGTAAATATATAAATAGTTTTCCTATTAAAAATTCTCGTGGAACTTATGCTCATATAATCAATGCTTCTAAAACTAAAACTCTTGATTTGTATGGAGCTAAAGTTAATATGAATACTTTTGTTTCAGCTTTTAATACTAATATCAATATTACTAAATTTAAAAATAGTATTAAAAGTTATGCTATTTATTATGCTAAATCTACACCTGAGATTTCAAACTGGATTTCTCAATGTCTTACCATTCGTGATATAGGAACTAATGATGTAATTGGAGATAATTATGAAGACCCTTTTAGATCCGCAAGTCGTTTTAGGTTATATCCTATTGAATATCTTGTTACTAATACTGTGTTACCTTCATTCTATATTAAAGGTCTTAGGTATAATAAAGAAGCTAAGATATGCCTTAATAATTATGAAGGTGGTTCTGGTACTGAATGGGGAAATGATGCCATTCATCAAGCATGGAATACAAGAGATAGAGCTAGATTAAATTCTCTTATTCAAGAAAATCTTCTTAATGGTAAGAATCTTAATACTCCTGATAAATCAATTAATGCTGGTGAATATTTAGGTGCTTTTGATAGACTTAGTAAATATACTAAAAAGACTGATATGCCTAAGACTAGTAAAGATTTTAATATGTTTACTGATTGGGGAGATCATATCAAAGGTCCTTGGGAATCTGGAGATCTTGTTCATTCTGTTCTTGATACAGAAACTACAGATATTGCAAATAATGCTCCATATCCTACGATTCTTAATGCAGACTTTTATCCTATTAATAATAGTGCTATATCTAATGCTGGATGTGATAGTAGTTTCAAATTGATTAATGGTTCTACTATGCTTCAAGAAAATATCTTTGGATTAGCTAAAGAAGGTACTGACAGTGAAGGTGGAACTAGTTTACCTAATGAGTCTCTTACGGATATTGTTTATAAACAAGCTGAAGAAGAAATTGATGGTATTAAACGAGATGTAAGAACTCAAACTAGAGTTATTTCTGTTATAACCAAAAATGATGATTCGGATAGTTATAGGCAAGAATTAACTACTATTAAAGAGAAACTTATATACGCCAATGGTTATAATAACGCTGAATATTTAAAACAAAATTCAGAAGGCACTTGGGAAGTTATAACAGATGAAAAAGAAGCTACTATAGTTTTAAGTAGTGAAATTACTGTTAAGACTCTTACGGCTGAAGAATATAATTCTATTATTATTGAAGTATCTAATAAAGATGATTCAAACTGGATTCTTCTTTATAATGAGAATAAGAAATATTATAACTTTGATACGTTTACTATATTTAATAGAGGTATTGTAGATTTAAATCGTTATTATGACGTTAATACAATTCCTGTACCTGATTTATTTAATTTATCTTTAGTTGCTGCATCTAGTATATATCCTATAGAGAATACTGATGAAATTATTCTTATTGGCGATACATTTCCAGCCTGTGTTACTCAACGTTGCACTTGTCCTTCAAATAAATTCAATAATGTTGGAGATGCTACTCATCATAATAATAATATCTATCATATTCATCGTATGATTATTACTTATTATATTAAAAGTAGAATGAATTTTCTTGCACTTCATAGTGGTAAAAATGTAAATAGTTCTATTATTAAATATAAAGGTACTACCGCTAATAATAATTTCTCGGGTAAAGCTAATAAATTCAATATCAATACTATTATCAATAAATTCACAAGTGGTCTTAGTGAGGAATATGCACCTCATACTATGGATATATATCCGACTACTTTTGATTATGATTCTATTATTGATTTAGGTTATAGAGATTATGTTATTGATAACTTTTGGCATACCGAAGATGGAAGTGCTTATGATGTTGAAATGAATTGGAAAGGTTTCAATGATATTACTCAATTTAAATCTACTGATAATCTAAAAGATACATTTGCTGCTAGAATTATTCGTTCTAATGTTAATAATATGGAATCGAATGATATTGGTTGGCGTAAATTTAAAGCTGATTCTTATAAAGATATTCCTATTACTAAAGGTTCTATTGTAAATCTTTTATCAGATGCTAAATCTCTTTATATTCAAATGGAACATACTCTATTTGTAACATCTGTTAAAGATAGTCTTAATCAAGAAGAAGATGGGACTTATATTGGTACTAGTGATATCTTTGAAAGAACTCCTATTGAAATTATCTTTAATAATACCGGTAAGATCGGATGTAATAATAAATTTTCTTCTATTATTACTCGATATGGTTATTTTGTTTGTGATAATTTTACTGGTACTATATATCATGTTAAAGGTGAATCAGATGTATCTGATATTTCATCTATAGGTCTTCAAGGTTGGTTTAAAGAATATATTAAAGAAAATGCTATTAATCCTTTAAATACTAATGGTAATTTCTTTATATTTGATGATTATAATAGTCGTATCATATTTATTTCTAATAATCCAGATAATACTTATACGATTTCATATAATCTTAAGACTAATCTTTGGATTAGTTTTCATTCTTATAATCCTATTATTACTTGGTCGAATCGCTTAGGTACATTTGTTGTTGATACAAATAATACTAAGATTTATAAGATTAATGCTCCTAATAAGTGTATATATTTTGATAATAAGATAATGCCATCTATTGCTCAATTTATATATAATGAAGAGCCTCTTGTCAGTAAACTATTTAATCATATTGAATGGAATAGCGCACTTGTTCATAATTGGAATCATCTTACTGCTGATAAGATTAAATTCTTATATGATAAGACTATTGATTATTTAATGATTAATACTGACATTCAAAGTACTGGTATTCTTCCAATGATTCTAAATGAAACTTGGTATGATGATCATACTCTTAAGTACAAAGCTGGACGCTATTTATGGAATCTCATAGAAGACCATATAGACAACGATAGAGCATTTCAAATTCTCAATCCATCTAATATACCTTTTGAAATAGATCACCTCTTAGGAATGAAATATGAGCCTAAAGCGTGGTATGAATATAGCAAGATCCAGAATCAGTTCGGGTATATAACAATGGTGTACTTAAATCGTTTTATTGATACTACTACTAACGAAGATATTAATGAAACTGATGTCAATGCTATCATAGATAAGTATTCAGATAATATTGATATTACTAGTAAAGATTCTAATATCAAACAAGCTGAACTTAGATTATATGATATTAACGTTGTTGTTACTAAGAATACTAGATTATGAACTTAGAGGAACTCTGTAGACCCCGGTAGGGAAAGAGCTTGTGGAAGGGAGAGGAACTCTGCTAATATTGATAGTAATATGCCAGATTATAAAAAAAGTAAGATAACTAATGATACTGAAGCTCAAAGTGTTTTTCTTAAAGCTCTATATAAAATACATAATGCTACTAAAGATTTAAATACTAGAGGCACAGGTCTTTATATTCAAGCTCTACATAAAGATAAAAACATTAAAGGTCTTATTGGTAGACCTGAAGTTCATAAAGTAGATTCACTTAGTCAAGTTGGGGCTTCACCTAAAGAAATTCTTCAATATATGGCTAAGACTGGCGTTGGTATGAAAGGTGTTAATACTAAGATTATTGATCCTAGACTTCTATTAGATGATAAAGTTACTAAGCGTATGCGTGGTATTTATAATATTGCTAGAAAAAAAGGATTTAATCATGCTTCTGCTAGTGCTTTAATGGCTCTAATACAAGGTGAAACTACTTCTGATAATATAGATGATCTTTTTAATTATCGTAAGATTCAACGTGAAACTGAAGGTAATCTTAATCGTATAATTAATGGAGGTCTTCTTTCATTTGAAAATTTAAGACCTTCTAGTGATGATGAAAAAAAGAAGTTAGGTCTTAAGTTTGTTGAAGATACTGGATATAATTATGGTAAATATCAAAAGTATCTTAAAGATAATAAACTAACAGATAATGAATCTAATCAATTAGATTATTATTTAAATTATCATTTACCCAAAGGAGCATTAAAAGCAGTAAATGCTATGACTCCTGAGGATGCAGCTACATATTTGTTTAAACATCAGAAAACAAATAAGAGTTTAGATCCAAACAATCTTAAAACTCTTAGAGAAAGAGCTGCCTTTTATAATAAAACTGAATTTAATAATGGTGGTATGATTAAAACGCTTAAAGGTAGACGTAAACGTTATGATCTAGGAGGTGCTAGAGATAATGTTAATAATGTTACCGGAAGTAGCTGGGGTGCAGATAAAGGTATTCAAGGAGCTGAAACTAAAAGTGGTTTAGCTAAAGGTTTAGGAATAGGTTCTACTGTAGGTGCCGTTGCTGGAAGTATAGTTCCCGGAGTAGGAACCGCAATTGGTGGAGTAATTGGAGGTATTATCGGTGGTGTTTCAGGTTTGATTAGTGGTATCTTTGGTGGACGAAGAAAAAAACGTAAAGCTAGAGAAGCTGCCATTAGAGCAGATATTACTAAGAATTATGAGCTTGGTCAAGATGATATTCGTATTGATCAACAAGCTTTAAATGATATTACAATTAATACAAATCCTATAGATATTTATGGAGATAATCCTATACCTATAGGTAATACTCAAACTGTTAGTAATCAATATAATATGATTGGTGTCCCTACAAAAGAAAATTATGAATTTGCTTTTAGATGCGGAGGTAGACGTAAAAGATATGCTGATGGAGGTTCTATAAGTCAAGTTGCATCTAATGCGGCAATAGTTGAAGGACCTAGTCATGAACAAGGCGGTGTTCCTTATGGAACAAATGCAGAAGTGGAAGGTGGTGAAGCAATACTCAATGGAAGTAATGCTGATTATATATTTAGTGATACTCTTAAGCTAGGAGATAGAACTTTTGCAGATATTGCTAAACCTCTTATGTTACATAAAGGTTATCTTGAAGATAAACTTGCTAAAAGTTCTGTAATGCTAGGTGGTCTTTTACGACTTACAGATCGTAGTATTTATGCTATAGATCGTAACACTAATGATCGTAATACTGAAAAGCAATCTGCTAGACACAATAGACTTCTTGCTGAAATTAATGGAGTTCAAGCCGAACTGAATAATCTTTATAATCAACAAGAAGCTATGAAAGCTGAAGCAGGTGATACAGCAGAACCTAAGCAAGAATTTGCTCTTGGTGGTTCTATATTTGCTTGTGGAGGTAAACGTAAATATCCTAATGGAGGTCTTACTATTCCACCTTTGCAATCTATAGCACCTACTCCTCAATTTGCTGAAATGGATATTCAAACTGTATCTCCTATTACACCTACTGTAAACGCAGGAGCTATGAGTGGTGTTACAATGGGAGCTAATATAATTGCTAATTTTATGGCTCAAGATGCTATGAATAAACGTCAAGCTGTTGTATTCGGATTACCTCCTCATATTAAAAATGCTGTGCTTAGTGAAGTTGGTATGAGATGTGGTGGAAGAGTTAAGAAAGCTGATGGAGGTTCTGTTCAAGTATCTCCTTTTAGTGATTTAAATATTCAAGTTGATAATCCAACTAAACAGATGATTAATCCTAATCCTTATCTTATGACTCCTATGATACTTAGAAGATGTGGAGGTAAAACTAAACGTTATGATTTAGGTGGATTTATTTCAGATGAAAGTGGTAATCTAATAGGTGCTGCTGGTAATCTTATAGGTAGTCTTATGCAAGGTCGTAGTAAACGTAAACTTGCTAAGAGCATTTCTGATATGCCAATTCCTAAAAGAGAATATCTTGATAATGTAAATCTTGAATGGGATATAAATACTGATGCTGCTAGAAGAGAAGTTATTGATCAAATTTCTGCTATTGAAGATTTTGTTAAATCTAATTCATCTAGTGCCCCTGTAGCAAGACAAGCTATGCTTAGAGCTAGAAGTAAAGGTGCTAGTGTTTTAGGTAAACTAAAACAAGATGAGTTAATGCAAGAACTTAATATTAGAAATCAAGCTCGTCAAATGAATGCTGAAATTGCTGCTAAGAACAAACAGATTAAATACGAGAATGAAGTTGATGCTTTTGAGAAAGCTAATCTTGCTGCTTCTTTATTAGCTGAAGGCAATACAGGTATAAGAGATGCTCTTGTAGGTTTAACAGGAGATATTCAGAAAATGCTTAATGATCATACTCTTCTCAATGATAAGCGTAATTCTAATATATTACATCTATTATCTAATGATAAATCTATAGGCTTCTTAAAGAATTTATCTGATAAACAAATATCAAGACTCTTTGGTAAAGACGCTGTAGTTCTTAAAGGTAAAAGATGTGGTGGTAAAGTTAAGAAAAGATATAGTGGTAAAAGATGTGCTTAATTAACTGCTGTTATAACTCCGGATTAACGTCCGGAGTTTTGTTGTATATACAAATTTAATTCTTATGGCAATCATAAATAGTATTGAAAATATAGTTGTTAAGTCTGGTAAAGACTTTAAACGTAATGAAATGCAAGATATGTTTACTCCTCGTGCTAGAATGATGGATCAAAATCTTGCTGTTATGTCTTCTTTGCAAGAACGTGCTATTCGAAATGAAAATGCTTATAATGAAATGGCAATTAAAATGTCTGAATATAATGCAATTCAAGGTAAAGATGAAGAAGCTCTTGCAGGTAAAATAGATGAAACTCAAAGTATTATTAAAGAGAAAGTTGATGAAGATGGAGGTTGGTTCTTTGCAGATACTGCTGTTTCAGATGGTGCTCGTAGATTTTTAACTGATGAAGGAGTTAAAACTATTCTTAGCAATAAAGCTCAATTTGATGCTATGATGCAAGCTAATGAACAATCTGATGCACCTGAGGAATATAAAGCTGCAAATAGAGCTATGATTCTTGAAAGATTTAATGAAGCAGGAGGTAGTCTTGGAGGTAATGGCAAACAATCTATTGGTGCTTTTGGTACAGCTCTAGGTAAGGGTCATGATCGTTCTATTTATCAGAAAGAGCTTCTTGAAATGATGAAAGCATGGAAAGCAGATAAACGTTCTGTATTTAATGCTCAATTTATTAATGATGTAACTGAATTGATGAATGGTTCTAATACAGATCCTAAAGTTCAAGCTGTTGCTCAAAAGATTATTGCTGGTAGAGGTGGTAATTTATCGGGTGTTCTAACTCGTGATACTACAATTGAATCAGTAAGTGAAGATGAAATTCGTGAAGTATTTAGTGCTGTTCTTGCTAGTAAACCTGAATTTAGAACAGCTATGGCTAAAGAAGCTGAAATAAATAAATGGCTTAATAATAAACAAGGTGGTACTAATGCTCAATTAGTTTCCGATATGATTAAACAACAAATTGCTACTGATCCTCGAATGCAACAAGTAATGTTAATGAACTCTAGTTTTGCTAATTTAACTTCTTCTCAAAAACAAATTGCTATGAGTGATCCTTTAGTAATGCAACGATATTTAGAAGAGGGTACAATGCGCTCTATGCCGGAGTTAATGCAAAAAGAAAGTGAAACTGATGCGGATTATCAAGAACGAATGGGATTAACTTATAATAATGCTTATACTCAAAATAGTATTAGTGCATTGTTGAATATGGCCAAAATAGGAGCTTATACAGCTATTGAAAGTAAGACTAATACTAAATGGTTCGACAATCTATTACTTGATTCTCTTAAAGCTAAAAGAGAGCAACTAGAGAAGATTAAAGGGCAAATGACAGAAGCTATTGGATTTACTAGAGCAAATCTTCCAGCTAATACAATGATGTCTATAGTAGATGCAAATATTAAAACTGCAACTGATGCTTTAAATAATGCTAAAGCTACTATGGCTAAATATGCGAATGCTACTGATCCTACAAGTATAAATCTTTATCAACAAGCCGAGAAATCTGCTATTGATGCAGAAAATATTATTAAGCAAAATAATGCTATGCTTAATTCTATTTATAGTCAATTTGACTTAACAAATGCGGATGATGTTAAAAGTATAAATGCTACAATAAATGATCTTCTTGATGTTAAAGGTTCTTTATCGGATGATGTAAATAAAAATAAAGCTAAAAATATAATTGCTAAAGCTGAAACTATATCTGATAAAATAGATGTTATAACTGATATTCTTTATGATAGTTATATAGAAAATGGTAATAACTTATTTATCGGATTTGATTTAGTTTCTTCTACAGCTAAAAGTGGTTATGGTAAAAATCCTAATGATCCTAAAGATGAAATTCGTAATATAGTTAGACAAAGATTTTTAACTACTGCTAAAAATAAAGGTTATGAATTACAAACAACACCTATTACTTTATTTACTCCTATAAGTAATAATAAGGCTGCATTTAGTGATGCTCTTGATGGTATAGGTAGATTACTAATGGATAATATTGGTGTTTGGAATTTTGCCACTGCATCTTTAGGAGATGATCCTACTAAAGCTAAGTTCTTAGAAAAAGTTATAGGTATGCCTTTAACTTCTAGTGAAGATTTTGCTGATATATTTAGTTCTCGTAAAAGTGGTTCAGGTAGTAATGCAGCTTATCAAATATCATCTAAGAATCTATCTATTGGCTCTGATGCTACTGGAAGACTATATCTTAAAGTTACTATTCCTGCACAAGGTGAAAACCAAGTACAAAAAGAAGCTATTCTTTATACTGACGATGATGGTGCAAATATGGCTCTTAGAGATGCTATGAGAAAAGGTGCGCAATGTTCTTACAATCAAGCTATGACTAATCCATATGACGCTTATCAAAGACAAACTGCTAATGAAATTATGGCATTCAGTGGAAATATTGAAGGTCTTGGTGCTGATCTAGCTGTAATTACTGATCCTAATGTACGTGATTTAAATAGATTTAATACTATTAATAATCAACGTGTAGGAAATATTTCTCAAGCAATTGAAATTATTGTTGCAGATAAACGTATTCATGATACTGGAAATTATTATCCTATAACATCTGGTAGTTTTAAGTATAATATAACTAAAACTCAAACCGGTGTTTATAAAGTTAATGTTCAACAATATAACCCTTCTATTAACAGATATGTTGACGTTGAATATAATAAAGGTAATCTTAATTTCGCTTTTGAAAATGATGATGCTTTACGCAGAAATCTTCCAGCATTAGTATATAAACTTAATCATGCTAATGAACTTAAAGATAATTTTGTTCCTACTCAATATCTTACTCCTGAACAAAAAGCTGCGTATAATGTAAACTTTTGGTCTAATGATGTATTAATGTTAAACAGATAATATGCCAAACGATAAAACATATCAAACAATACCTTTATTTGGTGAAGATGGTAGAGTTCATTATACAGATGTAACTAAATCTGCATTCGATCAAATCGGTTCTCAATCTCCAGATAATCGAATGAGTAATAAAGAATTTCTAAATCTTACTAAAAGGCATAATGGAAATATAGGTATTACTCCTAGTAATTACCGCAACTATGTTGAAAGTCGAGCAAGAAATCAATCTACTTGGGATAGAATTGGTAATGCTCTTGTTCAAACTGTAGGAGAAATAGTTGGAGGTACAATTGAAAGTGCAGGTTCTATACTTGCACTTCCATCTAAATTATTTGGAGATGATGAAGCTTATACTCGTAATTTTTTAGAACAGATAGGTAATTCTATTAATGAAAGAACTAGAGAAGCATTTCCTATTTATATGACTGAACAAGCTCAATATGGTAGTTTATTTGATCGTATGAAAGGTGGTGGTTATTGGGCTTCTATAGTTCCATCTGTTCTAGGTAGTGCAGCTAGTATAATGTTACCTGCACGTGGAGCTTCTTTGTTATTAGGTAAAGCCTTTAGAAATGCTGTTAATCTTGGAAGTAAATCTAAATATGCTAAAGATTTATTTAAATTAGGTACAGAACTTCAAAAAGGTAAAGCTATTGCTAAAGCTAATAAATTAGCTGATATTTATGGTTCTGCTGTTATAGGTCGTATTCTTGATTCTTCTCGTGAAGCTTATGGCACTTATGAACAAGAACGTCAATGGTTTCTTGATAATTATAAGAACTATACAGAATATGATGAAAACGGTAATCCTATTCTTAAAATGCGAGGAGTTGAAGAAGTTCCTTTAACTAATGAAACTATAGAACGTTTAGCGGATCAATATGCTGATGCTGCTGCTTCAAGAGGATATTGGAGATCTATGTCTAATATTGCTTACGATGTAGTTGAATGGATGAATATATTAGGTACAGCTAAAACTCTTAGTAATGCAACTAGAGCTAATATACGTAAAGCTATGGCAACTGGTGATAAATTTGCTATAGTTCGTACATTAAACGCTATGCCTCAAAATGAACGTAATCAACTTCTTAAAAGTATTGGTGGATTTGTTGCTGGTTCTTTAGCTGAAATGGCTGATGAAATGACAATGAGTATTTCTATGAAAGAAGGTGCTCATTCAGCTCGTAGAGATTTTGGATTACTTTCTGATACAGATGCTCTTGCTGATTTTAGTCAACGTGTTGGAAGTTATCTTAGTGATGCTGATATTTGGACAGAAGGTATTGGAGGTTTTCTCGGTGGAGCTGGAATGCAAGCTATAATGCCTTTTATTGAAACTAAGCTAAATAAAAAAGGTATTGAAAGAGATCAAATGTATATTAAAGGTATTGAAACAGCTGTTGAATCTATGCGTTCTGGACTTGATGATATAGTTGAAGCTTTAGCTAATGGTGATATAGTAGGTGCTAAACTAAAAGAACAAGAAGCTATTCTTAATCAAATTGCAGCTAATCAATTGGATGGTTCTCTTGAATTATATAAAGAGATGCTTAGAAATATGAGTGCTTCTCTTAAAGAAATTCAAACTCTTAAAGATAAACGTGATAGAAACGAAAGTCTTACTGCTGAAGAACAAATAGCTCTTGATAAAGGAGAATCTCTTCTGGCTAATGCTGATTACTTTGAGCAAACTCTTAATAAAATAGAAGCTGTTGAAAGTATATATAAAGATCATTTTGATTCAATTGAAGGTTCTAATGACAAAAACGAATATGAATATCATAGACGTCTAGCTAATCTTGAAGCTCAAAAGAAACTTAATGAAATTGAAATAGCTAATATTACAGCTAATCCTGAAGAGTATGCTAAACGTGAAGCTGAATCTAAAGAATATCTTAATAACTATGTTGATAATAAGTATTCTGATGAAACAGAAAGAACTAACAAAAAAGCAGCTCTCAATGAATATGCTAGACAATCTGCTAATTTAGAATCTACTAAAGAGGCTATTAGAATTTATGATGATATAATATCTAATCTTAAAACGAAAATTAATGAGATTGAAAAATCTATCGCTAATGCTTCTAAAGATGCAACACCAGAACAATTATTAGGTCTTAAAATTGCTCTTAAAGGTGCTAATAGTAAACTTGAAAATAATAACAAAATATTAAAGCAACTTCAAGCTACTAGAGATGAAGCAGCTAAAGCTATAGAAAAATTAGATATTAATTTGGATGATAAAGATGCAGCTAAACAAGCTAGAACTATGTTGGCTAATCTTACTAATCCTAAAGAAGCTAAAGAATTCTTTGATCGACGTAATACAGCTATTAATGCAGAACTTGATTATTATCTTAATGGTGATGGATATAATAACATTAAAGATGAAATTAAGTTGTATGAAGATGAAATTAAAGCTGCTAATAATAAAGATTTAATGGATGAACTTGATACTTATAAGTCATCTGAATCTTTACAAAAAGATAAAGTTAAATTCTCTGATACTGATGAACGTCTTGCAGCATATAAAACTAGATTAGCTAGATTACAAAAACAAGAAGCTGATAATAAAGCAGCAATTGATCGTCAAACAGCAGCAATTAATGCTGAAAAAGAACGTCAGCTTAAACTAGATAAAGAGATTAATGATCTTAAAACAGATAATTTATCTGATAAACCTAAAATAGGTTCTGGAACATTTGGTAAATCATATACAGATTTTAAAGGTATTGATAGTTTATCTAAAGAAGCATCTGATGTTTATAATAGTATAATATCTGAATCTCAAGTATTAGATACTCCTATAAGTACTATTATAAATAATAGACTTAAAGCTAAAAATTTATCTTCTAAAGATGCAATGATTCTTAATGAAATTAAAGAATTTAATGCTAATACTGAAAGAGCTTTAGATAATTCTTTTGATACTATGACTATAACAGATCTTAGATGGATTGTTATTAGACTTGCTGCTAAATATTCTCTATTTGATAATATATTTATGGCTCATAGATTCAAATGGAATGATGCTATTACAGGACAAGAAATTGAGTATGTACCTAATAAAACTGGAGGTGATGTTAGTGCTGAACTTAATGATTATCTTCAACACTTAAGTCGCTATACAGCACAAGTTCTTAAAGCTAGTGGTAAACCTTTACCTTCATTCTTAGCTGATGAACACTTTGGTCTTGAAGAAACAACTAAATCTGATATTAATAAACTTACTAATAAAATCATTCAAGAAGCTAAAGGAATTCAAACCAAATTTGATTTAATCAATGATACTATAGAAGATAATCTTGGTCGTAAGAATTCTAAATATACATTATATGTTTCTATAGGTGGAGTTGAATATAGAGTTCTTGATACTCCAAATCCACGTAAGGATGCTGGTATTAGACTTGAAGGATTTGAAGGTCAAATTAATCGTTATGTGCTTACTCCTGCTAATATGAGCAATCCTAATGATGATTATATTCTTATCGCAAAGCCTACAGAAAGTTTCTCTCGCGACCAGTCCTTGTCCCCTACTGGGGGCTACGAAGCTCAACAGAGTTCTACAGATGAAACTACTGTTCTTAAAACTGAAGTTACAGAAGATTCTTCTAAAGCTAATAGTATTACTACTGAATTTCAAAGTGATGCCATTACTGAAAATCAAAATGATGCCCCAATCGAATTTGTAAAATCCTCAAATCAGCCTGTTATAGACTTTAAAATTGAAGGAGTGGATCTAGAATCCATTAATGAATTTTTAGTGGCTCTATTGAGCCAAAATGAGGCAAATTTAGCCTTATTTGATTCGAATATGCTGAATACTTTACTATTGGTTCCGAAGCTATTAAAACATACTAAAGGTAGCACTAAATATGATAGTGATGCTTTCATTAAAAATCTAATGAATAAATATTTTACTGATGGTAAACTTAATAAACCAGAAAAGTTAATTATAGATGCTGCTATTAAATTATCTAATGCAGTATATATAAACATCGATGGTAATAATAATATAATTCGATTAATTGATGGTAGTTCAGCTAAAACAGCCGTTGATGCCTTAAATGAATTAAAAAGTCTTTATGGTAAAGATTCTGATTGGGAATTAGATATGAATTCAATTAATACTGCTCTTAATGCTTCTTTTGAATCAGATTTTATATCTAAAATGGCTCAGATTCTTACTAGTGATTCTAGTTTAAATTCAGATGCTATTGCTATAAGACTTGATGAAACTCTTCGTAATAAATATGCTCTAATTTCTCAAGATTTAGGAGGTATCTTTATTGATAACTTTAATCTCTTTGGTTCTCTTGTTGCTTTTATTAGTGATAGAAGTGGATTTAGAACTACTAAGATTAATTATTATGATCTTGTTAATGGTATGCGTGAATATCGAGGGGATAATTATAAAAATCTTATTCCTGAGATTATGTCTATTATAAATGTTACTAATTTCCTTAAAACTGAATTTGGTAATAGACGTGATTATTATAATGCTAAATTTAGAGAAACTAAAGATAATCTTTATAAAGAACTTTATAATAATTATAGTTTCTTTTATGATCTTATAGATACTGAAGCTACTGGAGGTTTACCTCTTAATGAATCCCAAGTAATTGATTTTATTAATCGTACTCCTGAAATTATTAGTAAAACATATCATGAAGGTCTTGATATTACTTTCGATCCTAATGGTGCTCCAGAAAATATTTTAAATAATATTATTACTTCTGATTTAGGTATTTATGAAATACTTTCAGATATTAGTAAAGGTGATGAAGTTTCTGTAGTAAGAACAAATCTTGAAGAAAATCCGAATAAAGCTACATATGATATAGTTATTAATCGAAATGGTAAAGAATATAAATTAGGTTCTATTCCTAAACTAGAAACTATTATAGAAGGTATAGCTTATACTGTTGAAGGTGCAAATGGTCAATATTATCCACGTAAATTTGCATTTACCGATGAAATGGCTAATATATTTGCTGAATATCAAAGAGAGATCTTTAGATTCATGTTTCATTATGATAGAGCTTTTAAATCTCGTAATAATATATCTGCTAAAGATAGAGAAGATTCTGAACGTAACATGGAGATTATCTTTGATCTATTTAGAAAAGATAGATTTAAACCTCTAATGAATGCTTTTAAAGAGCTTATATATTCTAATCTTACTTCTAAGCAAATTAAAAATATTCTTGATAATGAAACTCTTACTAGTATAGTTGATTCAGAATATGAAGGTTCTACTGATGGTGAAATAGATATTAATAATGTTGCTCTTTCATTTAATCAAATATATCAAATATGTCTTGATTTATTTCCTGCATTTAGAATTACTAATTCAAATATGCAAAGTATTATAAATGCTAATGGAATTAAGAAACATTTTAATGATTCTATCAATCGTCATGAAATGATTTTTAAAAATAATCAAGCTATACGTAATGATATACGTATGACTGGTTCTAACATTTTTAGAATAAGTCATATTAGTTCAGGTAGAGTATTGATTAACGATGAAGCTCGTACAGAAGATAAAGAAGCTAAACAAGGATTACCTATTATGCATCATCGTAATTCTTTAGTTAAATCCATTAAACCTACTAAAGATGTCGTTGATTCTAAAGGTAAACCTAGGGTTCAAATTGTTTATATTGATGAAACAGGTATTGCTAGAGATCCTAAAACTGGAGGTATCATTCAAAATATAAATAAATTTTCTAGTAATCATATTGGTGATATATTTATTGGTAATAGACAAGGAATATCTGTTGTTATTCCTCAAACAGATGAGATTAACACTTTATTCCCTACAAGTCCTAATACTATAATGGGATCTATTACTGATGAAACTGAAGAAGCTCGTATTAATAAATTAAATAAATATAATAAATATATTAGTGATGCTATTAAAGAAATTCTTGCTCTAAATAGTGGTAATATAACTGAAGCTAGACTTGAAATTTCTAATAGACTTCAAAATATTATTATATGTAATGAAAAAAGTTCAGCCACACAAGATGATATTTATTTTCAATCAGGTAATACTGCTGATGGAAGTAAACGCTTTGTTATGATGAAAGCTGTACTTGGTGAAGGTAAAGGTAAAATTGCTTATCATAAATTTATTCAAATGTCTATTGATGGACGTAAAGCAATTATTCATTATACTTCTGGAAATAAACTTGATGTTTCTAATTACAATGGAGCCTTAAATCATCCTAGTTATCCACATACTATATATTATCTTGATACTCCAGCTGATGTTCAAAAGTTTAATAATAAACTTAATAGCATAATTCCAAATATGGTTCGTCAATTTGGTCTTAAAGATGGAGCTGCTGTATCTAAAGATTCTAACGATAGTTCTTATACTACTGGGTATACAGATCCAATTACTGGAGATCAATATGAAGATATATATGAATATTATATGGCAACTAATGCTATATACTCTGATGTTGCATATATTAAGAATAAATATGGAGATATTGTAAGTAATGTATCTATATCTGGTAATTCACCTATTAAATTCTCTATTGCTACTAAAGCGTTTGATAATAATTCAGAAGTTACTCAACGTTTCTATGATCCTGTTGAATTACTTAAAACTGTTCAAGATAATGAGCGTTATAAAGAAGATTGGAGTAGTATTGCAGAACTTTCTAATATTCTTGAATATGAAGCTGGTATAAATCCTGTATATGTTAAGCATACTGTTAATAGAACTCAAGTATTTGAAAAAGGTGAAGGTTCTGCTCAACCTGTTAAAACTTCTACTGATATTGATGGTTTTTATCGTAATCTATTTAGAATTGATGTTAATTATAATTGGGAACTAGCAAATGCAGAAGCACATAAAGGTTATTTAACTCGTACTCTAGCACATGAGATGATTCATACTTATATTATGAAATTCTTTAATAGTACTATGCGAGATATTAATAATCCTGAGAAACTTGCTCAACGTGAAGCTCTTATTGATTATAATAATAAAGAATGGCAAGCATGGTTTGAAGACTTTACTAAAGCTATTGCAAATGCTCGTCAAGAACTTGCTGGTAAAACAGATTTAAATGATAAAGAAAAGTTCTTAAAAGATATGCTTCGAGATGGAGGTATTGTTAATAAATTAATTCAAGTTATAACTAATGAATTTACTAGCATTAATGAATCTATTTCTCGTAAACTAGAAGCTAGAAAAAATGGAGCTAAAGTTGTAATTAATGGACAAGATGCTGTATCTGAAATTATTACTTATGCTTTAACTGATCCTCGTATCTTTAGACTTCTTAATGAACTTCAATCTACTACTGATAGAATTGAAGGTTCTGAAGATATTGAAACTCCTACATTTTGGGATAAGTTTAAAAAGGTATTACTTAATATATTTCAAAAGATATTTGGAGTTATTGATACTAAAGTTAAAGCAGATTCATTAATGGAACGTCTTAATGATACTATTAATAGAATTTATAATAAAGATTTTAGAGATATAGATCCTAATGTTACAATTAGTAGCATTCAGTGGAGCTTAGAAGCCCCCGGTAGAGAAGGAGATGTGGTAGAGAGAGGAACGTCTGCTGAAACTACAGTTGAATCTCCTATTCTTATTGAAACTGAAACTAAAGTTCAAACTGAAGAATCTATTGATACTACAATTGAAGAAGATGAAGATATTGATTGGGATGATGATTATGTTGATATTGAAGGTGATCTTAAATTATCTATGCCTTTATCTGATTCTTCATCTATTGCAACTAATATTTCAAAATATTTAAATGATTCGGTTGCTAGTCTAAATAAAAATACTAACTTTGATGAAACTAATAAACGTATTTGTTAAACGTATAAAACTGATATTATGGGTTTAGATTGTAATGTTATCCCACAAATTAAAGTCGGTGATGAATATGTTGATAGCAAATGTTTTAAAGATCTTTGGGATAGGGCTAAAAAGCTCTATCCTTTTGATGCTTCTAAAGCACGTGCTGTTGCTAGAGCTAACTATGAAACTCTTAAATCTAATACATTCACATCCGAGAATGGGGATTGGATTCTTTTGCGTGCAATACAGAATAGTAAACTGACAGACGCTCAATTTGCCACTTTTCAAAGCGTCTATGGCAATAATATAGATAGATTGACCAAAAGTATTACTGTACCATTAAACGAGCAAGGAGAGCCAGAAATAAGCCAATTATGGAACACGGATATTGCTAAGAAGTCTGAAATTCTATATGAAGATGATTATCCTTTTATTGCTGATAGTGAGCAGATGTATTTGAATCGTATTTTTGCTGCTATTGCATTTAGAAGTGAATCTGAATTTAAGAATCTTAATTATAAAGATTTCAAAAATGGTATTAAGATTCGAGATATAATTGCTAAAGCTGTTCTTCAATATGCTTCTAACGCTAATCCAGATTTAGGTTATTTAGGTTATTCAGTTCAACTTAAGAATTATCGTAATCGTAGATCTAAAGAACTTAAAGATGAAGGTAAGAATGTTGCTGAAATAAAAGCTATTGTTCAAGATGAAGCAATCTATAAAGAACTTAAAAGTAAAGCTGATAATCTTATAGCTCTTGCTAATCAATTACAAAACCTAGATGATAAGAATATATGGCAGAGTTTCGTTAATTATTATAAAGCTGAATTTATGGCTGATATTAATGATTACGATATTGAAGATCATATGACTATGGGTGAGCTTAATGGAGCTACTATGACAGATGAACAAAATATTAATAAATCTTGGAATAGTTCTCTTCAGTTTAAAGTTAATCGTAAAGACACAGCTTCTTCTCGTTTTAAACGTATGCTTACTGAGATGATTTATAATAATCAAAGTAATCTTATGATGCGAGTTGAAGATACTCAATTAAATGGTACAGCTTCTTATTATAACAAATATGGTTTAACTATGCCATTTGATATTAATGTTTTATGGAACTCTTTAATTGATGTTACTCGATACGCAGCAAATAAAGAAGAACTTATAAATAGTCTTAAAGTTACTTCTGAATCTGTTTACAATGGTCAACTTAAACCTCTTATTGATAAATTAGAGATTCTTCCTGACGATGATGCTTCTACTATAGAATCTAAAGAAATATTCTATAATATGTATATGGCTTCAGTTGATATGGCAACAACTGTTGTAACTCAAAGTGAAACTATGAGTTATAATATGTCTGAAACTGATTATAATATGTCATATGCTGTTCGTGAAAGTAATCGTCAATCTTTTGCTATTACTAATGTATATAATCAATATCGCAATATTCTTACCAATAAATTTCAAAGAATTAGTACTAGAAGTGCTGTTCAATTTGATATAAATGCTTTGTATAAAACTGGTAAATCTATTACAGATAAAGTAAACAGTTTACTGTATAAATCTAATAATGCTGGTATTAATTGGACTCCTAATACTATATTCAATTATTTATCTATTAAATTTAATGTTCCTTTTGATGTAATTAAAGCTTTATATGTTGATGGAAACGCAGATAATAAAGTAAATGCTTTAATTCATCAAAAAATTGAAACTGAACTTGTTCATATTGATGATGTATTTGATAAGATATTTAATCAAATAAAAGCTAATATCACAGATAAACAAAGTGAAAGAGCTAAAGATCGTCAAGCTAATAAGATTCGTAATTTGTTTTATGATACTTATAAACTAGGTGATACAATTAATTCTATCGTTGATGATATGAGAGGTAGAATTAATATTTTAGCTACTATAGGCAGTTGTGATCCTTCAATTAAAGTAGATTTAAGTTATATTAATGCTGAAGGTGAACAAGAATATACGCCTGAGTTTTATAATCATATTACTTATATGTTGCAAGGTATTGTTAATCGTATAGGTAATGTCAATGTTGAATTAATGAAATATCGCTTTACCGATTTTCTTAAATCTAAAGGTACTAAATATAATCCTATTATTTGGAATTTAGGTAATGGTACTGGAGGAAACGGTAAAGGTTTCTTTAATTTCAAAAAAGATGATAGAGGTAATGAAGTTTTAGACGAGGATGGATATAGAATATTAGATACTATTAATCCTGTAAATGTTGAAGCTGTTAAAGCATTTGAATATTCTAGATTTAATGGTTTATCTAATAGAGATCAAGGTATTGGTACACCATATGTTGATATGCATGATTATATTTGGACTCGTGATGTTATTCTTCGTCAAATGCAAGAACGTTATTCATTACCTTCAGCTGATGCTTCTCGTATATATGAATTTGTTACGGGTAATATATTAACTGAAACTAATAGTAGTAAAAGAGCATTACCTTTTAAACTCATAGATAATAACGGTACTTTCGTTAATTATCGTATAGCTAGAACTAATGATCTTGAATCTAATTATACATTCCAAAGAGTTAAAGATACTCTCCGTACAGAAATGGAAATGATGTTGGATGCTAGACGTATGCTATTCGATTATGATTCTACTACTCATAAGCTTACTTTAAAGAAAGAATTTACTAGAAGTAAAGATGAAGTTCGTGAAGAGTTTAACAACATGAATCCTGATGAAAGAGCTGAGATTGTTCATAATAAATTTAATGGTGATATTAATTTAGCATTTGAAGATTACTATGAGCATTATTCTTTTAATAAAGAAGTATTTGAAGGTCTTCAAGCTCCTATATTCTGGGATGGTAAAGATGTTATTAAAAATGGTAAACCCACAGGTAATATCTTTAAGTTTGGTAATCTTAATTTCAGATATACTGATGAAAATGGTAATGTATCTGTAAGAAGCATTATAGATTATATAGAAGATGCATTTAAAGAATTACATCCGGATGAATTAGCTTCCTTCGGTAAATTTGAATCTTTCATGATATGTGGTGAAGATTTCTCTACTGCATACGGAGATGTAATCGATAATGCTTTTATGCGAATGTTTGTTGATAGAATGAATAGTCATTTACAAGATGCTTTTGATTATTTAGCTCCTATCAGAGATAATATTCAATCTACTCTAACCTATAAGAATCAACTTAAAGTTATTGGTGAACAACTTCCTGATGATTATAAAAATGATCGTTATTGGGGATTTGTTATTGCTAATCTATTAGCTAATCATTATATTGCAGATATTGCTATTCAAGAGTTATTCACAGGTTATACTTTTGAATTTAAAAATGCTCTTGATTGGGCTAAACGTGCATCTCAAGGTGTTAGACCCGGTTCTAAAACTAGAAGTAATACAACTTATACTCAGATTATCGTAAGTGATGTTAAACTTAGAGATAATATGATCTATAGGATTGTAGCTCCTTTTGTTAAATCAGATGAAACTACAACTAATACTCTTCGACGAAGATTTGGTATTGATAAGATTACAACAGCAGATGCTTTTAATATCATAACTCAAGATGAATGTATAGCTCGTTTTAAAGCTATGGGTAGTTATGATAGTTTTACTTTACCTTCTGGTAAAACTCTTAAAGATATTGTGGAAGATGAAGATAGTCCTATTAGTTCGCAAGATTATGCACGTATCGTTGAACAACTAAAGTATTACTTCTATAAACGAGGTAAATCTACTCTTAATAATAGATTTAATACTGATATTGTATTTTCACATCAAGATAAAAATTCAACTCTTGTTGTATTCAAACGTATGTATAAGGGTACAAATTATGAAACTCTTTATGATTGGATGAAACAAGAAGGTATTGATTCTATTAACTTTGCATCTGGGCATAAAGTTGGAGGTCTTCCACAAGTTCAACTCTTTAATATTGCTAATAATGAACAGGATGCTATTCTTAATATTCAATATAATGAATCTACTAATCGTTATGAATTAAAGAATTATCCTAAAGGTATTGATGCTTTTAAACATACGCTTAGTCATAGTAATCTCTATGTGCAACAAGAAGTGCCTTCTCATTTAATGGATGAAGAGAATAAGATTGGTACTCAGCTTCAAAAACGTATTCTTGATAATCTTGTATTTAATGGAGAATACTCTATTGCTGGTACTGTACGTAAAGGTAAAACTGGAGATAAATCTTTTGATAAAGCTGGTGTATTTGAATATTATCAAATGCTTCTTGCTACTAACGCTAATGATGAAATGTATCGTTTGCTTTCTGATTGGGGAGCTATTGATGATAAAGGTAATATCAAATATAAATCTATTAATGATAAGAATGTAGTTGAAGTTAATTTAGATTTAGTTCTTGCTGATCTTCGTAGATACTTTAATGAAACTGAAATTGATAGAAACTTTATCAAAGCTACTATGATGGTAGACGGTAGACCTTTTATACCTTTTTATCATCCTACAATTAAAAGTAGAATTGAATCTGTTCTATTAGCTCGTATTACACGTAGAGTTACCAATCTTAAACTTAAAGGTGCTCACGTTACTATTCAACCAGATACTTTCTTACAACCTGCATCTGTTACGTTGGATAAAAAAGGATTAATTAAAGGAACTCAAGCTAATGTTTCTAAAATGTATCATGAAGGTCAAATTAAATTCTCTGATGACTATTGGAAACTTAGATCTGAACTTAATGAAGATGGTAGTATTAAGCGAGATGCTAATGGTACTCCTATAATTAAGAAAGATGCTGATTTTAAACTTCAAAGTGAATGGTGGGAAGAAGTTAAACAAGAAGATGGTTCTGTTAAACAAGTATTTCATCCTGCTGAAATCATTCTTAATAATTGGGATTCTCGATTTAAATTAGATGCTGATGGTAATTTAGATTTAAATACTATTCCTGAGAATTTAAGAACTATGTTTGGTATTCGTATTCCTACTGAAGGTCATCAATCTATGTTTGTTGCTAAAGTTGTAGGAGTTTTGAACAATGGTGCAAGTCAAGCTATTGTTCCTGAGCATCTTGTTACACGTACTGGTTGGGACTATGATATTGATAGTATTTATCTTTCTATGAAAGAATTTGATGTAATTGATGGTAATTACATTGAATATACTAAGAATAACACTAACGCATATAAACGTCAATCTTTAGAATATGTTGCAGATATTTATTTTGCTAAAGCTAAAGATTCGCTTAAACAAGATTATCTTAAAGTTAAAGTTCCTTTAATTAATAGACTTGGTGATATTAATGAAAAGATTAATACTCAAACTGGAATAAATGATCCTATATTAACTAGATTAAAAGCTGAATATGCAGATCTTCAAAGAGAACGCTTTTATTCAAAAAATACTTCTGAACGTGAAGCTTTAGCTAAAGCTATGGAAGCTAAAGAAGTTGAAATTGAATCTTATAATACAGCTAATCTAAATTCTATTATAACTGATTCTGAACTTAAAGCTCTTTATAATGAAAAAGCTGAAATCTATTCTAAACTTAAAGAAGCTAAGAAAGATTATGATGCCAAATATAAAGAATTTATAGATAAGACTGTTACTGCTAAGTGGAATGAACTTAATGATTATGGAAGAATGCCAAGAGCTGCTAAAGATAATGCTATTATTGATACATGGATTGGTATTCATTCTGATCTCAAGAATACTCTTAATAAAGAAAAACCTAATGAGTTTGAACATAGTAAATCTGCTGCTTCTTATATAAATAGAATTGCTGGTTATGATAACTCTATGATGAATCAACATTTTCTTATTGATCAAATTAAGATTCGTAATATTAACAATAATATTGCAGTTCTTAAAGGTCAATCTATTGCGGCGGATAATGCTCTATCTATCATGGGTTTTACTGAAACTAAACTCTCTGATGATTTTGCTATTCCTATTAGACTTAATTTTAGTGATATTTCTGGATATAATGAAGATATTCCTAATAAAGCTGAATGGGCTAAGAAACAAATTCTTAAAGCTTTTAAAGAAGAGAAGTTATCTAATGGAGAACGTAGTATTGAAATTAATGTAGATGATAGTACAATCACTGTTTGGTGTCGTAGTTTATATAATAATGATTATGGTACTTGGACAGATATAAATGATGAACCTATATCAGCTCAACGTTCTGAATTAACTTCTCATATTCTTGATGCTGTTAAAGATAATCTTTGGTTTAATCTTAATACTTATACTGTTGGTAATACTGCATTATTAGCTTCATTTCCTATAAGTTGGAATGTTAATTTAAAAACTAAAAATGCTAAAGTTGAAGGTGTTAATAGATATATTTATTCAGCTCTTATTGAATCTCAGCAAATCATTAGTGATTTTGTTACTAATATTTCTATCAAATCTATAGAGAACTCTAATAACTTTACTAATATTAGTTTTCATAATGTTCGCAGTGATTATATGATTGATGCCGCAACTGTTATGAGTAAACTTCTTATTAATAAAGGTGAATCTCTTAAAGATTTTATTAAAGATTATTTTACATTTAATCAAGATAATGTAGGTCTTAAAGCTGTTATTAATAAAATTAATAAATTTCTTGCACAAGAAGATTTATCTAATTTTACTATAGCTAAAGCTCATGAACATGGTTTAACTATAAATCAAAATCAAGTTCAATCTATGGCTAGATTTATTGAAGCTCTTGCTGAAAAAACTGGAATTACAGCTTATGAAATAAATAGTGGAATTAAGAATAAAGCTAAAACTATAACTGAACTTGATTCTTTATTTAAAGAAGGTCAAAACTACAAACATAATGTTGAAGATCTTGAAGCATATGCTAATTATCTCAATCGTCAACTTGAAGTTTTAGATTACTATATGTACGTCGATAAAGCTGTAAATGCTATGAAACGTGCACAGGGATGTCTTATTACTGAAAAGAAAGGTGCTGGTCCTAAAACTTCTGAAAGTAATAAACTCTTTGAATCTATTGCTATGCTTCAACATAATGTTAATACTTTAGTTCAAAATGCAAAAGACGCTAAAGTTCCTGACACTATGATTGATGAACTTCTTTATAAATACTATAGTGTAAATGCTATTACAGATAAAGGTAAAGTTATAGATGATTGGATTGATAAAGCAAATGATTATCTTTTATCTATTGCAGATATTGAAGATAAACCTATTCAATTAAGTAAACCTAAATCTCCTTTTAGAATAGGTAATCAATCGATGATTGAAGCTATATTTCCATCTATTACTGATCCTAATTGGACTATAGAAGATAGTGCTTATCCTATTCTTCAACAACAATTATATTCTACTAATGAGATGTCTGTTAATATGTTTCATGATATATTCATTAGTGAGAATCCTCTTTTCAAAGATAAGATTAATTATTGTATGGCTAAACTTGGTCAAAATAATAATCCTGAACTTAGAGAAGCTCTTATTAATTATGCTATAATTGATAAGATTCGAGATATGTCATTTTTTAATGATAATAGTAAAAGTCCAGAAGCTGTTCTTGAAGATAGAGCTAAACTTCTTGGTTGTACTAGAATTATTAAGAATGATAAGAATGAATTTAGATTCCAACTAGCTACTGATTTATCACTTACATCAGTTAATCTTAAAACATGGTATAATGAAACTGAAAATAGACCTTATACTCATGCTGAAAAAATAGCTATGTTTAAATATTTACCAGTAGGTATTCAATTAGCTATGGTTAAAAATACATTAACTGATGGTAAATATGTAGTAGTTAATGGACAATATATTACTAAAGGTAATCTTAAGCTTAATCCTAATCATATTCTTTCTTTATTATCTTCAAATACTATGGAAAGTCTTATTATAAGAAATGGTTACATAGGTATTTCGACTAAAGAAAGTGATGATGTTGATTTCACTAGAGATACATTCTTTCAACTTATTAATAGTCCTGATGAGTATTGTCGTATTCTTGGTGAGAATTTAGTTAAATATGCGTTTTGGATTAATAAACTTGATTTCGGTCGTAATCTATCTAAATATATTCCTATTGATCTTTATGGTAGATTTAAAACTAAAAATGATGGTTATATAAGTGCTTATAAGACTACTTGGGGAGATCAATTCGATTCTATTAATTTTGAATCTATTGATGGTACTAGCGATAAAGATATAAGACTTGCGATGAGAGAACAAGGTATTACTGATGGAGGTAGTAACTTTAGGTCAAATAATGCTGCTCTTTATAATTATGCTAATGCTTTATATGCTAGTCAGTCTAATGAAGATAATATTCTTCTTAGAGATAATGAAGAACTTGATCGTTTTATTGAAGCATTTGTTAGAGCTAATTCTGAGAATACTCGTATCGTTAAATATATGAAACCTGAATATATTTATGATACCAATAGTGGTAAACAAAGAATTAAAGATCAAACTCCCACTTTTACTAGGATTACTAAAAGTAATTTATCAAGAAACGCTTTTGGACTTAAAGGTGGAGTTGCAAATGAATGGCATAATGATGTTGACCCTGAAGTTCGACAGTATATAGAAGATGCTCTCAATAGTATTCTAAAAAATGCAATTAGTGTTAAACACAATGATGTATGGAATATCGTTGGTCAAATGATTGTTGAACCTACAACATTTGTTAATAATTCTCGTTATGCTAATGATATGTATCTTAAGACTCGTGAAAAGGTTATAGATAAAGAACTTACTGGTCTTAAGAAATCTTATAAAGCTAAATTACCTGAAGGTACTCTTTATAAACGTTTTGATATTAATGATTGTACTTTTTATTATCCTATTAATAAAACATTTAAATCTGAATATCTAACTACAGCTAATGATTACTTTAAATATAACATTGAATCTCAAGAAATATACGAGAAAATAGCTACAGTTCTTAGTAAGTTCTATCGTAAATTTAATAGTTCTGTTACTAATACTGAATCTCATGGAAGTTTAACACAAGCTATTGATGCAGCTACAAGTAATGCAGATATTACTATTTATATTGGAAATGAATCTGATACTAATAGAGGTCTTATTGCTAATGATAATGTAATTACTATATCAACTCAGCGGCTCATCGAGGATTCGTATAATACCGAAACATTGCCTGCTAATATCAAAAATTTGGCACTAATCGCCAACGGAGAGCCACTTTCTCAACTAGAACAATTAAAAGTTCAAGGACAAATTTTTAAGGGCTTAGAGAGCCTTATTCAAAGGCTAAATCCAACAAATATTAGTGCAATTCAGGCTGATGGTATTAATGATATTATAGTTGATTATATTGGTATTAAAAAGAATGCTACAACTACAGTTCATACTATTAATAGTACAACACCTAAGTTCTCTATGGTCTTAGATACTCAATTTGTAGCAGATGATAATACTGGATTAGGTATATCAAATCTAGAATTTATCAATACTATTTATGAAGTTGAGAAGACTGCTATCGGTAATACTAAGTTACTTCGTGATGAAATGTCTATTATGGGAGAACTTAATACTGATTTAGAGAAACTAGACGCTAGAGCTAAAGATGAAATAGCTAAACTAGGTAGAGACATGAATAGTCTTCCTAATTACATTGATACCTTCAAGTATAATGCTAGAATATTTGAGAGTGTTAAAGATATGATTAATAATATAGTCATTGATTTAAATACTAATACCATTTCTGATTTATGGACTAAGAAGACTCCTGCTGATCGCAAGCAATGGGTTACTGATTTAAATAAACTTAGTAGTCTTATTAAATCTCAAACTTATATTGAAGATTTAAATCCTATTGATGAAGCAAGTTTTGAAAATGCTTCTCAAACTATTAAAGATTCAATTAAAGATTTTAATGAAGCTCTTCTTAATCTTAAAGGTTTATATGCAGAAATAATTCCTCTTAAACGTAAAGTTATTGATGCTTCTAAGATTTATTTTGGTATTATGATGAATCAAAAATCACATAATGCTAGCTTTAATACTAAATTTAAATATATTCAAGATAAACTTGTTGAAACTGGATTTGAATCTGATGATATTGGTCCATATCTTGTAACTGAGAAAGATATTCAAGAAAATATTCGTACTATGCTTGGTGATAATCTTGATTTATCTACTGCTATTAAATGGTTAGATTCTGCTGCACAAAGTGGAATTCCTATTATTGATACAGTTCTTTCTCAATATGAATTTCATGCTCTTAATGCTACCGAATTTGCTCTTAATAAAAACAAGCAAACATTTGCATTATTCAAGAAGTATCCTAACTTCTATTCAGAGAAATCTAATGGTAAACCTAATATCAAATTTTCACAAGCTCGTTCTAATGATTTTAGATCTAAGTTTATTAATGATAATAATGCTCAATTAACTACTCCATTTGATATAGTTAAAGCTGCATTCGATTATGCTCAAGCTAAAGCCTCCATATATGATGAATATATTCGTGAAAGAAAAGCTCTTGAACCTGCACTTGAATCTGATGATTTTATTACAGTTAAAAATGCACAAGATGCTTTAGCTAAACTTGAAAAAGCTCATATTAAACGAGTAAAAGCTGCTGGTAAAGGTATCTATTCAACAATGAATGTTTCTATTCCTGCTGAATATAAAGGAAGACTTGAATTAAAACTAGAAGATGTATATGCTAATCCTAAAGCATATTTTCCTAACCTTACTGATACTGAAGCGTATTATTATACTAAACTTATAGAACGTGTTTATAAATCTAAGATACGTAAGAAGTTTGCTCAAGTAAATGGTATTAAACTTAAAGTTCAAGGTCAAACTACTAATAAAGTTCTTCTTGAAATTAAAGTTTGTCGTCCTGAATATCGTGATGGTAAATTTAGTAAACTTACTAAAAATGATATTGATATGATTGTTGAAATGCAAGAACTATTTGCAGAACTTAATGATGTTGCTATGCCTAACACTGTTAAAGGTGCAAACTTCTTTCCAACATTTATATCTGCTAGTTATAGAGATGTTCTTAAACAAGCTGTTGGATGGCACGAATTACAAGATGATGATTATAAGAATACATTAAGTGGTGAAACTCAATATTATCTTAAAGCTACAGCTCTTAATCGTCCAGAAGTTAGAGGTAAAATTAAATATGATCTTTATTCTATAACTAATGTTGATACTTATAATGCTTTAATTGAAAAAGCTAATAATATAGCTAAACATAGAAATTATCATAAGCCTATAACTTCTATTAGCGATATAGTTGAATATAATCAAACTCTATCTGATAAGCAAATGAGTGAGCTTAAAGATAGAATGAATTATGATCCTCTTAATGTAACTCTTAATTATATTAATCAACTTAAACGTATTAAGATTAATCGTGATTTTGAACCTGAACTTAATCTTCTTCAAACTATTCTTTCTATGCCTGAGTTTCAAGCTAGAGAATACGGTGTTAAGAGTAAAAACATTATTAATAAAGTTTTATCTCTTTATACTAAGAAAACTGAAGTTGTTACTAAGAAAAGTAAAGATACTTATGCTTTTGAAAGATTTAAAGCTTTTTATGATGCTTTTGAAGGTAAGAATCGTATTAATACATTAACTGATCAACTTCTTAATACACTTCATACAGTTAATAGTAAATCTCTTATGTGGATGAACTTAACTGCTGCTTTAAAGAATATTGGTACAGGTCATATTAATATCGTAAGTGAAGCAACTGGTGGTGAATTTACTACTAAAGCTACACTTCTTAAAGCTCATGAAATGTATATTAAAGCTCTTCCATCATTATGGGCATCACTAGGTGAATATACTTGTGATAATCTTGATGCAGCTTTAATGAAGTTAGCGGGTAACATTTTTGAAGATCATATTGAAGCTGGAGTAGATACTAAGACTAATATTGTTTCTCTTGGTATGTCTAAATGGGATAATATAATGTTCTCTCCTAATACTATTGGTGAACATTATCTTCAATTCGCTACATTCTTATCTGCTATGCAAACTCATAGAATTGTTGCTGGTTCTATTATGAACTATGATCAATTCGTATTCTCACTTAGAGAAAAAATGTTTGAACAAATGGTAGATGCTGATACCTTTACTAGATATAAAAATTATAAGACTAAACAAGAATCTCTTAAAGGTAATAATATTGAATTTGTAGATTATCTTTCAAGATTCATTTCTTATAAAGCTAATAACTTTACTAAAGAATGGAAAAACAATTATGCTAAAGCTTATAAAGAAGCACTAAAAGATGCCAAGAAAAAATTTGAATCTAATCATACTACTCTATATGATGTATTTGAACTTAAAAATGGTATAGCTTCAATTAAAGAAAATAGTGGTATAACTCTTGAAGATTTTGCTAAATTCTTAGGTAAAGTTAAAGGCGTTAATCATAGTCTTCATGGTATTTATAATACTTTTGATAAATCTATGCTATCTGGTAAGATGTGGGGAGAGGTAATACTTCAATTCCGTAAATGGCTTCGTCCTAACTTCATTCGTTATTGGGGTAAACGTGTAGGTAAAATTGTATTTGATGAACGTCTTGAATCTTATAGAAGTGGTGCTTACATGGATATGATAAATTTTCTATTATCTAATGGTAAAAGTGCTTATAGAGAAACTATTGATAAAGCTATAGAAAATGACGAAGATATTGATTTTGCTACTAAAGCTAAAGCTATATTCAATGGGTTCTGCGGTTTATTATATTGGTTCAAAGATATAAACTTTAGATATAATACTCTACCTCAAGCTCAAAAGGCTAATATAAAAAGAGCCATGTTTAATTTTACAACTCTTGTTGGTTTATCTCTTGTAGCTGCTAGTCTATATGCTGCAAAAGATGATGACGATGAACTTGATGAAAATCGATTCTTTGCTCTTGCTTGTTATACTATTTATGGTATTCAAACTGAACTTTATGAAACTTCACCTTGGGGTCTTTATTCATTCTATAAACGTACTATGGAGGCACCTATACCTTTTGAAACAAGTATGTCTAATGTTCTTAATCTTGCTTATTGGACACTTATTGCTCCAATGATTGTAGATGATGAAGAAATGCTTTATGATAGAGGTACATATAAAGATGAAGATAAACGTTGGATTGCATTTAAGAAAACTATTCCGTTATTCAATCAATACAACAAGATGTTCTATTTACCAAAGAACAATACATACTATATGCAACAGAACCCAATATTACAGATGATAGTTGAACTAAATAAGTAAGAACTTCTGTTGGACTTAAAAAAAATGAGAGAGGGCTTTCAGATAATACTGTCAGTCCTCTCTCTTCTTGTATCTATACTACTCATACTCCTGCTCGTGTCATTGCGAACGCTCCGCCCCGTTCCACATCTATCCCTCTACCGGGGTCTGCAATGCTCCACAATGCCATTTTTGCCACCTGCGGGCTTCATATATTGATTATCTATTGGCAAACGATAATTAGTTCATATCACAAAAGAAAGTGTCTCTATGAGCCTCTATTGAAGTCGTTTTAACCATACAGCTATAATGATTTGTACTAACGTTAATACGACTAGCATTAGAAACACTAAGAGTAGCTTTCCAAACCCCAGTAGGGAACATGGTGTGGTCAAGAGCGGAACTAAGCATAGCACTTATAACAGCACTATGCTTAGAAGTATTAATAGTATCCCTCACTTTCACCACATTCACTTAGTCCACCAAAACTAACTTTATTTACATTAACAATGAAAGGTAGAATCTTCTTAATTTGAGTAGAAGTAATAACAAAACTATTGTTAGTACCGGGATGCCTCATAACATACTTAATACTACCAATATAAAGATTAGGAGAAATGCGTTTATGTTTCTGCTTTTCAGTAGCAGTCATAGTAGCAAATCTATATACTTTATGCAAAACAGACCAATTACCAGTAAATTCATTAATAAGAGTTCCGTTTGCATCACGAGTGATTACATTACCATCAATTTCAATATAACACGTATGTGTTTTCTGATCTTCCATTATGCAGCTCTTAAAGAAGTCAAAGCAAGATCAAAAGCTCTTTGATTAACTTTATAAGCTGTACGTTTAGTAAGAGCTTCAAAACGATCTTCTGATGACTTATAATCAACAACATTATTCATATAGCAATTCACTCCATTATAAAGCCATAACATACTACCTCTATGCATCTCTTGACCAACACCTTTTTCAATTGTATCAAGAATAGTAATAATTTTATTTTTAGTTTTAGTAGATATAACTTCTTTATCAACAGAATATATGCTAGTTCTTAATTTCATATAATCTTGTTGTTCAGCAGTAAGAAAGAGATCATAAACAAATTTATTAACATCTCTACCACTAACAGATACATTCTTTAGAGCTTGCATAGATTCTTGAAGAGCTTCATGATAAATATGAGCAGAACGAATCTTTTCAACTGCACTCATGATAGCATTGTGAACATTTTTCGTATGTTTAAATCCAAATACTGAATCAGCATTTTTAATAGCTTGATTAAGCATATTATTACAAACAACACGAATATTAGTAACAGCACAAGTTATTAAACCGGAACCATCATGACTATTAGTAAATAATAAATACTTATCAATAAGATCATTATTTCCAATAGTCATAGCTTCAGGAAACTTTGCAGTTACAAGCATACTTGCTCCATCTTTATATACACCTGCTGTTTCAATGCGAACTGTCTTATCATAATCACAGACTTGATTAATAAAATCAAGAGCGACAGAATTTTGAACAACTTCATATTTAGAACCAACAGCACCAAATACATGATTATTATCTTCTCTATAAGTAGCAAAAGAATTTGGAACTTTATAAAGAAGAAACTTATCTGGATCATTAACGTCAGCAAGACGAACACGAGTTTCTTTAATACCAACTTTATAATCCAAACCAGCTTCTTTAATTGCCTCTTCAACACTTAAATCATTGATAGGTTTACCCATCTCATTAAATATAAGAGGACGTCTTTGATAATTTGCAAAAGGCATACCGAGTTTTGTTTCAATAATTAATTACTTCCTAATAGTGACAACATCCTTTTCACCAAGTGTCCAAGCATCAAGACCTTCAGGTTCAGTATCAAGAACATCTTTAAGCTCCTTATTAGATACTTTAACTTTGATGTCCGAATCATCTATCAAAATACCTTCATTTGCTGCCATTTCCCGCAACTTGGCTGCCTGTGGTATAGTTAATCCACTTGTTATATTTATTGTCGCAAATGCGCTAATTTGGGGCAAATTTGGCATATCTAATATGGAATTATCGCTGATATGCTGGACAACCGACAAGGCAAAGTGATTGTATAAGTCATTATCAGTTTCAACAGTTTTAGTTTTACGAACATTAATAGTAATAACAGGAGTTTTATAAGAATAAGCTCCAGTTTCTTCTTTAAGACCTGTATCTTTATTTTTCTTGACTACAGGATCACCATATTTATAAACAGCTTCTGCAATAGCATCTTTAAGTTTATCTTGATTCTTTTCGAATCTAGCAATGCGATCATCAAGAGCTTTTTTGTATTGTTTCAATAATGCAATATCATTTGAATATCTATCTATTACAAAAGAATAAGCATATAGTTTATCATCTAGTTCTTCTTGAGCAATCTCAAGTTCAGAAGCAAGAGATTCATCTAGTTCACCTTCATTTTCTATAACTTGATTAAATATATTATCAAGTTTAGCTTGTATTTCAAACAGATTCATTGAAATCTAATTCAGTTTGGTAATGAGTATAATCTTCAATATCTTTAAAACGAACAACAATATCTTTAACAAATATTCTATCTATATTATATAGAGAATGTTTACCATTTAAAGGCTCATAAACAAGAATTTCATCTTTAGAAACTTGCTGTTTAAAAGTCATAGGAATATCTAAAGAATGACCATGAAAAACTGTAGTAGGATTACCATATAACTTTAAATATTCTTTAATAGGTATAAATGCCGCAATTTTATTTACTTGCACTTTTACTCGTTCCGTCATCTTGTGCTGCCTTTTGAGATACACGAATAGAATCAAGATGATCTTTACATTTTTGCATAATCACGTGCATATTCTCATGAGCTTTACCATATTTATCATATAATCGTTTTTCAATTATATTATCCCAATCTTCATTATAACCGGTATAATACATTTCACTTTTAACGCCTAAAAATAAATACTCACGTGCATCTTGCGCAGGAAGTTTAAGTTCATCTTTAGCTTCATTATATAAGATTTCATCAAGAATAGAAGCTCTAATATAATGATAACAACGTTTAGCTTCAATAACTTCTGTATTTTGATAAAGACAAAAAGCAATATCTTCATAATCATAAAGTTTATCGATTTTATCTTTATTGATATTAGCTTCTTTAACATCAGCTAAAAATCTTTTCATACAAGAATCAAAAATACTATAATTAATCCAATGAGGTAAACAAAAAGTAATACCTTCAAATTTACTATTATTAGAATAATCACACCAACGAGTAGATTCAACAGCCATAGATTGAACACGTTCACGAACAAGGTCATCTACAACACTTCTAAGAGTAGTAATATATGCACTCATACGAGCATAAGGACTATTAAATTTTGGAACAAACCATGCAACACCTTGATCTTTCCAAATATCATCTCCTTCCATAGTAGAAGTCATAACAAGTTGCTTAGCGAAATCTGAATCAAAATCATAAACAACTCTAAGATTACTATAAATATAATAAAAAGGATTTGTGCTAGTTACAGTATCTGTTCTAGTAGTAAATCTAGAAAAAGAAGATTTTATAATAGCATTTGCAACAGTTCCTAAATCATTTTTATAACCACAAATATAAATAGGACAATGCTCTAAAATAGAAGTATGACCTTTATCAATAAGCATCAGAAGAAACTTAACGTAACTTCCGGGTGCAATCTTACCTTCAGATTTATAACAAAGACGACCAGCAAATTCAGCTAATTGAAGACCACCTTTTAAATTATGAGCTGTATGAATAACAGCAATAGGTTTAACAAATTGCATACTTACATATTTAATTTGGTTTGACCATCAGCATCAATAGCATTATATAAATCAAGTAAAGTAGATTTAAGATAAGTATTAATATTAGATTTAATATCATTATCACCATTAGTTAAACCTAAAATACTAATTTCTCTATTATCAATTTTTATATGATAATTTAATACTGCTTCAATAATGCTTTCATTATCAATAGGTAAACAAGTATTAATTGAATCAGTCTTAACAGTACATCTACCACCAAGTCTATGAATTTCATCGACAATATACCAAACAGCTTTTTCTAAATCTTCAATTTGTTTATTAATAGAAGATTTATCAGCATCAATTTTAAGTCCAGCTCTCCATAAATATTTAATAGCATTACCTACATTAAAATTTCTATGACGAGTAATATCAATACATTCTATACCGCTAGGATCAGAAGTATAGTGTTTAGGGTGATTAACATTATCTTTTTTAGCCATAATTTATCTATTATCTCCTGAACCATGAAGTTTACCTTCAGTTTTACGTTTAGATAATTTATCAACATTTAGCTTTGCAATACCGGATAATTCAAATCCAATAGCAGCAGCTATACGAGAAATATACCAAAGACAATCACCAAGTTCTTTAGCTATTTCAATTTCATCGGTAACATTGAAATTATCATTTTTATCACGATAAATCTTTTTAATTTTATCTGCTACTTCACCAGCTTCACCAGTAAGACCTAAAGCTTTATACCCTATATTAAAATCATCATCGGGATATATATCTGTAGTAGCAGTAAACTTTTGATATTCATCAAATTCTTTCATAATATCAATTTAATTTTAACAAGGAATAGTATCACTAATAATTTTCCAATCTGTCGCAAACATATCTTCTCCACTAGGAATATAATAAGTAATATTTCCATTTTTAAAGATACAAATCTGATTAATATAATGTATTGCACAATATCCTTCTTTTAATATGTTTGCCTTGACAATATCAGGAAGACTTTGCATATTAAGAATAATATTTGCAGAAATAGTAGCAGGAATTTGACAAAATATAAATTTATTATCTTCCCAACTACTTCTGAAAGCAATAGCTTCTTTACTTTTAATAGCTTTAATAGCCTCTTCAAATATCATAATAACAATTTTAGATTAAACAAAAATAGCCGCTAGTCAATTAAGACCAGCGACTTTAACCGAGTGATTCACATCAATATCGGTAAATTGCAAAATAACAAAACAATATATATGCGTAGCGGAGTTACCGCTTAAAAACATATTTTAACCAACTACCCCATTTACGACCAACAAGAGAACCTTTAATCTTCATTGGTATAAATTCGATATATTCAATATTCTTAGCATCATCAATAAGATTATTAATGATAATATTAGATGTATTAATTCCTTTTGAATGTATAAGAATAGATCCATCTTCAATATGAACTCGAACGTCATAATCATCAACATCTAACTCATTATGTCTAGCTTCACGTTCAAATGAAAGTTCTTTATAAGCTTGACCTTCAGTAAAGAGTTTAAAGAACCATTCAACTACATACCAAATATAAAAGAAAATACCAAGAAGATCATTTTGTTGTTTAGTATGTGAACGTTCATGTTGAATAAGATGAAAATATCTACGAGGATTTCTAATAAAATATTTAATTCTACTTCTATCTTTATCTTTAATATAAAGTCTAGCAAATAGATTAATAGCAATAAATTTTCCAAAAGGAATAGTTTTACTAAAATAAATTCTCATAATCTAATCATCTGAAAAATTATAATCAACTATATCTTTCCAAGTATTATTAGGCATACAACCTTTATAATCTGGAATAATAGCTTCCATAAAGTCATCAATTTTCATAGAAATAACAGTACAAATATACATATCTTGAAGACGCATTGTACTATTTTCATCACAAAACTCATTACCTTTACTATTGGGGATACCAACACTAACAAGAGCTGCTAAGAAGTATCTACGAAACATTTCTTTTGTAACACTAGTAACAGCATCCATAACTAAGCTTTCTTATAGATGTATTTATCACAAAGAGCTTTAATACGATTAGAAAAATGTTCCATTTCAACTTCAATCGTTTTAGCAGCTGAAAGATAAGTGATAATATTAAGTTCACCAATAAATTCCGGAAATAATAACATATTAACTTTAGTTTTATAAGTATTACCAGAATCATTTTGAGCAATCCATGCTTTAGGATTAGCATAAAAACTAAATGTATCAGTAGTTTTAACTCTTGAATTAAGATACAAAGGATTAAGTTTAGGAAAGAAAGAAAGTATATGATTATCTGAAGGAGATTCAGTAGAAGTCATAACTTCATTTTCTAACCATTCTTCAACAGCTTCAAGAGAACTAAACATTAATCTAGCAGAACATTTAGCTTTAGCAACAGGACTATTTTTAGGAACTTTATATTCTATTATTTTAATATGATCTTTGATTAAACCGTAAGTATATCTATTAAACATTTTAACAGCATGATCACGAGATTCAACTTCAGCAGCCATATTAAAATCAATAGTAACTCTAAATTCAGGAGTATAAGCTAAATCTATATTTTCATTATCAATAAGATAACCTATATTCCAAATCTTATAATAACGAGCATTTTCATTGTTACCATCAAAGAATTCAATAGGAATATTATGAACATAAATATAATATTGAATCTTAAGAAGAGTTTGATAAAATACAAATTGATTACCACTTGTAACAGGAATAAAATCTCCATTTGTATCAAGAATAAAATTAATATTGGTATTAAGCCAATCAATTTCATCTTTATGTAAATCATTAATTGTTCTAATATCTTTACAAATATGAGGATTATCTGGAGAATCCATTCTTACAAGAGATGGAACAGTAATTCCATTTATGGTAATAGATTTATATTTATCAGAAGTAATAGCTAATGTAGCAAGTTCTTCTTTTACATTAGAAGTTTCTTTAAAAACATCTTTAGCTTCATCAATTTCTTTAAAAGGATTGTCTACTTCCATATATTAATCATCATTACTTTCATAATCACGAACTCCATAAGCATTAGCATTAAATGGAATTTTTTTATCAGTTCTTTCGTAGAACTTAATAGCAAGTAATTTACCAATGAATTGATTTCTATGACCTAAAATATAATCACTTGTCATAGTTTCATCAGTAATACCATTATAAACAGATGTAGGTTTAACTTCAAATACTTCATTATTTAAATCATTCCTACATTTAAACTTAGCATATTCATAAGTAATCTCTTTACCATCAATAACTTTTGTTATTTTATCAACAAGTATATCAAGACAAAGACATTCAGTTTCTTCACAACGTTTGGCTTTCATCATAGTTTGTGGACGAGAACCAAACTGATATTCTGCTGTTTTAACTCGAATAACACAACCTTCATAACCATGCTCAATACAAGCGTCTCTATAATCTTCAACATCTTTATCATTTTCAACATTAATTATAGAACATAATGCTACAATTTTAGCTTTAGTTGTACAGTCATGTTGACAAATAGAATTTTGAATAAATATAGAATCAGAATCATTTTGAAGTATAGCTTCAAGTTTAGCATTATTCAATATAGATCTTCGTAACCAATATCTATCTATATTAGACATATCAGGAATACTAAGATCAAAATTAACGAATTGAAGTTGTTTATGAAGAGGATTTTTAGGATTACGAGCAGCACCACCTATAGTTGTATTCTTTTGATCTTTAATATAAAGCTCTCCATCAAAAGTAATATTCTTATAATCTTCTCGATAAAATACATATCTATCAAAAGCATCTTCTATATGTTTTACATTATAACGAAGACCTTCTTTACTACGAATAACAACCTCATGACTAATACCAAATAAACCGTTATCAACAGCTTCATATTTTATTGTACAACGAACTCCATTAATTTTTGGATCAGCCATAGCACCATTAGAATAATCAAATATATCTCTTTTCCACTTCTGACACTTCATAGGTTTATCTACATTATTTGCATCAGTAGCGAATTTAGGAATAACATTATCGAGTAAATCATGAAGTTGATTTGCACTTTCATACATATTATCAGTAATACCATACATTTCGGCTGTCTTATAACCTCTGTCGATTTTACGCTTGATTTGGCTATTATAAGACGTTTTTGTCGAAGCTGATATAATTACTTGTCCGACGTCTGAAAGTCGCTCAAATAAGCCAAATGATACCTTATCGTTGATTCCATTAGTGCTTATTTGCCAATAAACAATGCGTCCCAGTGCATCACGCTTATAAAGAGTAGTACTCTTATCATCCCCATATGCGCTTGCCATCTTCATTAATATTATGAAGTAAAACAATAGCATGACTTGGATTATTATAAGCAATCAGCATACAATTCCAAGAATCACGAATAGTCTTATGAGGAGCATAAGATATAGTTTGAAAGTTCTTATGACAAAAACATTGATAACTTCCAGTAAGAACTTGTTTATTATGAAGTTTACCTTGAGTTACTTCAAAAAGACTTTCAATAATCTTAAAATCATCATCAGATTTAATCTTAGTTTCACCCATAAATGCTCCTTCTTTAAAAGGATTAAACCCCCAAGTATGAATGAATTGACCTAATTTAATTTGAGAGTTTTGATATGACATCTTACTCATTACTTCACGTAAATCAGTAATAGCTTTAATAACTATAGCATAATCTTCTTTATTCATTGGATAAAGAAAATATCTAGTACCATCATCAAAACGTTTCAAAGGAATACCATCACATAATAGACGTTGTGCATCAGGACACAACTCTTCTTTCTTTACCATTTACGATTTCATTTAAATACATATTAGCAAATTTCTTTTTAACGAAATTATAATCAGTAATACGAACTAAATCTGTAGGATCTTTAGCACTATAACCTTTAGTCATAAATAAAGCTGTAAAGCCATAATTCTTTTCATATTCGAT